GCTCCCAGCCAATGTCAGCGTCCACAAAGAACAAGTGAGTGGAGTCTGGGTTAGTAAGGAACTTGGCTGTTAGTGTATTTCTAGCACGAGTAATCAAGCTCTCGTTTGTCATTGTTTCCATGGTCCACTCAATGCCCAATTGGCGTGCTGTGTTGGACCATTTGATGAAACTCATGAATGTAGATTCTGTCAGCATGCCTCCGTAGCATGGCATGCAGATATGCACACGAGTGGTGCGTAGGTAATCTACATTGACTTGAATTTGTTGTTGACCAGGTTGTGGTGATTGTGAAATAGGTGCTTCGGACATTGTTTCCTCTTAAAATATAAGTGAAATATTTAAGAGGAGTTTGTCAGCGGCTGATTTTTTTCTCGTCAACGTAGTCTTCAGTTAGACCAGACTTGTTTGATTTTTCTTTTTCAATTTCTGCTTTGAGGTCAGCAATTTCTTTTTTCTTTTGCTGAATCATTTTTAGATACTCGTTGGGATCGGGCAGGCCTTTTTCCTTGCGAATTTTATCGTGCAGATTTGACAAACGCTCTCTTGTGCCTTCCGCCACACCTTGCTGACCTTGTAATTGTTCCCACTGGTCATATACTGTTTCATAGGCATCATACAATATATCTACTTCATTTTGATTGATATCATACATGTCATACACATCATCGTCAAGGTCAGGAAAGTTGCCAATCGCTGTCATTAATTTGCTAGCTGAATTGTTGAATCTATTGTTTCTAACTCCGTATTTTGCTAAGTTTAACCAAGCTGATTTGATAGGATAACCATAAGCACCTACTTTTGCCCAGTTACCCACTTCTCTGATACCCAGGTCAATTGGCGGAGTGCTACTGCTCATTCGTTGATTATACGCAGCCGCTTTTGCAATTTGGTCTTCATGTGAGCCTTCTGCCAACCCTGCCTGTTGAACATAGGATTCTAATTCATCAAGCATTACTTGTAATTCGCCGGGATCAACTTCAGCAATAATTGAGTCTAAGTCGCCTTCATACTCGTCCCAATATTGTGCAAAAATGGGACTGTCTTGATAAAAATATTCTATTTCATCATCGCCGGCATTGTAGATCTTTTGATACAAGGCTTTGATTTTGTTGCCAATGCCCCCGATTCCCTCTTCAACACTTTGTGGCAGTTGTTCATCGCCCTCAACATCTTGTGCCATTGCATCAGGGTCAGCTGCTGGTTCAGCAGGATTGGTTGTTTGCAGTTGTCCGATTACAGCTTCGACATCTGGGCTTTGGTCGGCTAGTTCTTCCATGCGAGTTAGGATAACGCTGCGAGCGTCAGCATTTGCATCGGCATCAGCAAGTTCTTGCAGTCGATCAAACAGTTCATCGTCGCCGAACACATCATACAGTTGTTCAGTGGCGTTGACTGCGTCAGCACCAACTGGGAATTCTTTGCTCATCAAATCAACCAATGTTTGTTTTTGCTCCGGAGTTTCTGGGATAGCCCAGGTGCCTTCAACTAAGTTGTTGATCCACGATTCAAATATTTTTGCTTCTTTCATTGCATTTGCTTCCTGTGTAATGCGGGCTAACAGTGGCAACGCTTCTTCTATTCTGTGATCGATTGTTTGTGTTACGAACAAGTTCTTGAGATCCTCTACCACAAGGTTGCCGGCATCAACTGTGGCCGGACTCCAAGATTCAAAATAACTTTGATATCCACGCTGTGTGCCCAGGTGTTTCAGCACCGAGTGCATGTTTTTGTAATAGGAGTCAGTTTGCTCCACCAAGCTCTTGGTTTCGCCTTCCAAAATCTTTCCAGCATTGGCTCTGCGGAAACGACTCAGCACTGACAGTTCTTCCACAATCTCATTGATGTGCTGACCACGAGCATCATAGGGATTGCCACCCTGTCGCACATGTTCCAACATGGCTTTGCCTGCTGTTAAGCTGCGGCTCTTTAATTTAAAACGCTCACCTTCGGCTGTTTCAACATAGATGCTTTCGATATAACGGAAACGAGCATCGCTTTCGCCCAGTTTCTTCTTGTGCTTGATCAACAGTCGTGCTTCAGTTGTGGCGCCATTCCAGCTTAGATCTCCGCGGCCCTGCCAAGACTCAAACAAACCCTCTTTGATAGCCGCTTGTCCTTGCTTGGTATACTTTAGTTTGGTAATATCTTTGGGACTAAATGTCAAAAAGTTCTTAGTGGCAAACTGTTTCATTTGATACAAGAAATCAAACCATTCTTTTTTGTCTGCGCCTTCCATGGTTTTGCCAACTGTGTCGCCAAAGAACATGGTCAAGTCATTGTCATCGCCTAACAACACCACAACAGATCCGTAGTTTTTGTTTGATTCTGTAGTAAAGTCAAATCTAAATTCATCAGCTTCGTTGATGTCAGGTTGCCCTTGCTCGTTGGCAGGAGCTCGCCCTGTTTTACTATCCAAGGCTTGGATGTCGAAATTCTTGGTTACCAAGAGGTCGTAAAGTCGTTTGCTTGTTGTTTGATCAGCCATAGTAGTATATTTAGCGCATTACAATGAAAGGCATGGGCTCTATCAGCACATCGCCGTGATCCCGCATTTGACTGTCCATTTCTGTGTGAAAATCCTGTAGCATCTGCATCATGCGCACAGATAGCAAAGCACTCATCACTAGATCATCAGTTTCCCCGGGCTTGGCAGCATAGCTGGTGCCATGGGCCACAAACGTTTTGAGTTCAGATACCAAGGGTGAACTGCGAATTTTCATGCGCCCAGATTCCACCAGCACTTTGAGCTTGTTGCAAGCGGTTAGCTTGGCTTTGTTTGTGGTGTTGAAACCCTTGCGGAATCTACGACCTCCGGAACTGACCACTGAGTTGTCACTCAAGAAATATCCCGGAATGTTTTCTTCCCCGTATTCAGCAATGGATATCAGCGCAGCTTCACCAATGGTGTTGTTTTCCACTGAATAGTATATTGAGTTGGAATCTTTTACAATTTCGTTGATGTGTTTGACAATGTCTGCAAGTATTCTTATTTGTGTGGGTATGTCTGTGCGGTTGTGTCGCCACTCGCCTATTTGCTCTGTGGTGTTGGCTTCAAATACTTGTATAGCAGCAGGGTCGCCCCCGGTGCCCAAGCTGGGGTCCAAGGCAACAGTGTAAATTTTTCCAGCTTGTGGTTTTTTATACCAACGCACTTGTCCTGTTTTATACAAGGGCTCTTCACCTTTGAGATCCAACAGTTTGATAGGCGCAATCAGTGTTTCGTCATTGATAATGAATTCGCAGCCAATCTCTCTGCGGAAACGATCTGTGCCCAATTGGGCTTCCATGTCGCGACCCCATTTCTCATCGCGATCCGGGTGTTCCTGCCAGTAGCTGCGGTATGACTTGAATCCGTTGGTGCCTACATCAGTGGGATTGCCGTATTCATCTTCGCACTTGTTGGCCATCTTCCAAATCAACGCAAACTGATCTTCGTCCGAGTTAGGTGTTGATGTAATAATGGCTTTACCACCAGTGGCCAAGGTAGGTGAGATAGAAGTCCAAAACTCCTGTGCAATAGTGGGTCGCACAAACGCAAATTCGTCACAGTATAACAGTGAAATAGACATACCACGTCCGGTGTTTTCAGTTGTTGTAGCTGAAACAATGCGTGATCCGTTTTCAAAGTCTATTGAACCTTTGTTGTAGCTTACAACACCTGCTCTGATGTGGTCTGGGCACAATTCGTATGCAAAGCGAATACGCTGCATGATTTCCTGGGAGCCTGTGTATTTGTGTGCGGCAATAAGAATTGTTGAATCCGGCACAAACATAGCATACCACAACAAGTATCCAGCAGCCGATGTAGACTTGCCAGTTTGTCGTGGCATCATGGAAATTGAGTAGCGATAGTTGTGATATGTGTGTATTAACTTTTTCTGATATTCATAGGGATGATACAACATCTTGCCCCGTGTGGGGTGCTGGATGTAAAAAAAGTTATCCATGAAGTATGCTGGACCTGTATCTGGATCAGCACAGTGAACAAACTCTTCCAGTTGCTGTTCGGTAAAAACCTGTTTCTTGTGCGGAGCCTTGACTAATACGCCTTCTAGTGTGCTCATGGCTGTATTTAACGAGATCTGGACTGGTTCAGCGCAAACCAAGCCGGGGTGCCAGGACGGATACCCTGTTGCTTTGCTTCGTCTCTGAGTTGAAAATGTTGATCTGCTGTTTGTTGACGTTTGTGTGCGTCATAGGCTGCTGTAACACTTGCAGGAGTAAGTGTTCCTAGAGTTCCTTGTGCGCGAAGTGAGTGTATAGGATCGTTAGGATCTAGGTAGCAGTCCTCATTGGGACTGCTGTAACTTAAATTGCTGCTGGAAAATCTTATTTCTCTTGTCATTGTCCAATATTGAAACGTATGCCTGTGGCTTGTTCCACTACATTTAACGGAACCTGATATTTGGGCAAGTCCTGAACTGGCAGTGCAGCATTGGGCATTAGGTAAGCCATGACTTGGCGGCTGTTGCGTTCATAGATAACTTTGTATAGTCGAGTTGGAATGCCTAGGTTGTTGCCTGTGACAGGATGACCAGGATCAAAAATACCACCGGAAACAATATAAAAGTCCCCACCTTTGGAGGCCCAGTCTCTTTCCCACGTCTCTAACTGCTTCCAGATGCCACGATTGTTGTTGGCAACTTGTGCCACCATGTTGCTTAACAAAAAACTTTCACTCATGATTTGATCATTGGCGGTGTTGTTGCCAGCAGGAGCCATGTGTCCGCGGTCGTGTGTCTTACCAACTGTGGCATAGTCTTGTAAGGTAGCCTGGCATTGTTGAAACACTTGTGGGTCAGCACGGAAGTTGTCTTTGCGCTTGGCAGGACCAGTCATTGACGCCACTGTTAGATGTTCAAACACAGCCACAGGTGCTTTTACACTGCAACGATGAATCACAGCATAGTTAGTGCGACACAGTTCCTGATCGCCAGGTTGTGCTTGATAGGCCACTGGGCCATTGGGTAAGAACTGTGGACACAGTTGTGCGATCTGTGCCAACACAGATAGTGGTAAAAAGAGTAGTGTTATTAAGAGCTTTTTCATTTTTATTTTCCTTATAAAGCAGTTTGAACTATTTCAAGTTGAACTGATGGTGCAGCAGGAGAAAATGCAGTAGCTGGAGTTGCATCCAATCTTGTTGCGTTACTGGTGCTGGCCCATCTAAACTGAACATAGGTATTGGCTGTTTGCACACTGATGTTGTAAACAGCGGTTATATTTTGATATTCATTGTTGCCTGTTAGCGTAACTACTCGAGTGGTGTTGGGAGTATTATTTCCGTTGACTGCATACCATACATACACCTCCTTGGCAGAAGCGTTAGTGCTAATCAACTGATAGTTGACGTTTAACTGATAAAATCCAGTTTCACGAAAAGTAATCTTGCTGTTGTCGACCACAACTATTTGTTGTGCGGCCACTGTATTAGAAAAAGACACGTTGGCCGCAACGTTTGCGCCAGCACTAGGTTGGTCCACATTACTAAAAAACGACCCGTAGTTCTTTTGTATTTCGTAGTTAGGTCTAACAAATATTTCACCGTCGGTGGTTCCTATACGCAACACCGCTGCCATTGGCACTACATTGTCGGGGGCAGTAGGTCTGACGTTGGTTAATCCACCGGCTATAGTTGGACTCACATACAAAATATCACCAATATTATAAGCACCGGTGTTGAGTTCTCGTATCTTGCCCCAGACTGTAACTAGTCCATCTTCGCCGTCGGGGATATCTTGTGTGGTAATACCTAGTCCATACAGCGTAGGCACTGTTCCATTGGCTAAAAAAGGAGCGACTAACAGTCGAGCAGTTCCGTTGTTCTCTGCACCAGCAAATCTCACTGCTGTGCCATTGGGAATAGTGCTACCAGTTTGATTTCTTACATAAGCATAAGACTCTTGGCCAATCTGCTGAATGACTCCGTTGTTTTGAGTCAAGCTGAGAGTATCATCTTTTTGGTCCCAATAAAGTCGACCCGGGTCAGTGGCAACGACATTTGCAGATGTATTGAATTGTATGCTGTCAACATTGCCTATATTGCCCGTGACATTTAATGGAATTCCGCCAGGTGTGGATCCATCGCTGATCCAAATATTGTTTGTGTCAATTCTATACCAGAGTCTGCCTTCTTGCCCAACATAAGTGTCTGCGTCGGCTTTGTTGTCTCTACTGGTAAAAAAATTTTGAATTGCCATCAGCTTTGATCTAAACGAATTTTACGGCGTTTAATAAGATCAAGCACTTGGTCTGCTTCGTTGTCGCTGCGATCAGTCATGACATGATCTTCAAAGTCTTGATCGCTGCGTTCAGTTTCTTTGTTTACAAAATCTTCAGGATCATTGGGATCTTGATTGATCAACTGATTGATCACAGGACTTTCTTTGCCACCTTGTTGTTTTAACAATTCTATTTCTTGTTGTAAAGGAGGAACCATTACAGGTTGATCGGGCATTTCATCGCCGGCGGGTGCAGCGATAGTTCCAATCTCAGGCATGCCGCCGCCGGCAGGAATAGTAATATTAATAGGAATACTAATAGTCATTCCACCTTGGTTGCCTGCAAACTCGCTTGCTCTCATCTTGGATATCCTTTAAACCCTTTGATTGGACTTTTTGTATCTACAAACGCAGGTTCTTCACTGGCCGCAGTTGATACTAATTTTTTACCCCCGGGGGTTTTTGTCATTTTCAATGCTGCGTCAATTACAGGATCAACATTGTTGTTAAATCCCACAACTACACCATTTTCACCAAATGGTGTTTCAGTGGACCACTCGGGGCGAAAAGGATTAACATCATCTTCTCTATAATCACTACGAGCTCTTGCTATTGCAACACCAAAACGATAATTTTTATAAGGATCAGCTGCACTAAGTCCCGGAATAACATAGGTGTTCTTTAGAGGTTCTTTGGTCTCTGGAGGTAACTCAGACTGTTCTCTAATAAACTCACGGGCTCTCATCGTGGATACCCTTTGAATCCTGTTACAGGACTTTTGGTGTTTACCGCTGGGTGTTCTTGGCTTCGCAAATCACCTTTGTTTAAGTCCCACTTTTTAGTGCCTACAGCATCGTATGCCATGTTAAGCATGTCTTGTTCTTGTTGGGTATAAGGTGCAGCAATATCATTGCGTCCAGCCCAGCTTTCGCCATCTACTGGAAACACAAATTCTTTACCATCGTTTGATGCCACAGCCATACCAATACGGTTAAGTTCATACACACGGTCGGCAAATTCCATGTCTCTAAACTTGTTTAACCCACGAGTGGCATAACGAAGTCGTTTAGAAATTTTACCAACTTTTTTGTGTTCTGCAATGAACTCACACGCTCGCATATTACTCGCCTACATAACTTCCACCGCCTTGAACACCAGCTGTGGCAGAACTGGCTGTGCCAGATTCTGCGGCTGTGAAGTTTGAACCAGTGATGTTCAAGTAGTTGCCTACACCAACATACACATATTCGCTCTTGTATGCAGGGACTGCTACTGCATTGCTGTAAATGCTGTTGGCAAAGTTAGGTGCAAGCCAAACTTGATAGGTAACAGCGGTGTTACCTGTTGAAATTTGAACTTTGTCAGTTTGCCACGCTACGTTGGCTACTGCGGTGTATACATTCGCTTGACTTGACATATTGTTTTCTTTCTATTACCATGCACGGCAAGACCAATATCTTGCTTTTGTTCTTGGTCCTGGGTTGTCACAGTTATGACGTGCTCTAAAACTACGACGACGTGCAGGATTGGATTTTTTGATCTTCATTGTTTTTTGGCCAGCACGTTTAGCCGATGTGCCACCGTGGCCAAAATTTACTTTTTTAATGTTGCCAGTTGCGGGATCACGCACATAGACTTTGAACTTCTTAACGTCGCCACGTGTGGGTTTGCCTAGCGCGACTTCGCGGCCCTGATACTTGGCTTCTCCCATTTCTTCTTCTGCGCCTTGTTCGTCTTGATTCGATTCAATATAGTCAGCAGCAGTGTCCACGTAGTCGGCGGCTTTGTTGATTTTGCTTTGCACCCACTCTGGCATGTTTTCGTTGTCATCTAACATGCCTGTAAGTCTGCGAGCAGCACGAATGATGGTTTGAAGATCGTCTTTGGCCATGTCGCCTTCGTAGTCGTATTCGCCAGCGTCTGCATCCACGGGTTCGTTTACAAAGTGATCTTCTTTGGTAACTTTGTCAAATCTATCAGTGGGCTTGTCTAATTTCTTTACCAATGGTTTTGGCTCTGGATAGTATCCACTTTTTGCTCTTTGATTCGTACCTGCAATTCTAGGTTGATCCACACGAGGATTTACCCCTGCCCAGGCATTTTCTTTCACTGTGTCATTGATACTGTGCCAAAACCGTTCGGCTTCGCCTGGGCTAAACAAATGTCCATAACGTTCGACAAAGTCTTTAAGACTCATGCTTTCGGCAGCCGTATGCATACTCTTTTTGAATTGTCCTTCAAACAGCACTTCGCCGGCTTCGCCATCTAAGTCTGCCCACTCACGCAATACACCAATTATATCAGGAGTTGCATCCAACAAAATAGTGCTGTTTTTTACACCAATAATATAAGTTTCTAACAGTGTTCCGTCTTCTAGTTCAATATCAAAATAATCCCCGGCTTCGGGGATATTTTGTCTAACTTCAGCTTCAGTGATGTATTGACGCAAATTCATTGTTTAGCCTTTAAATGATTTTAACTCAGCGTAGAGTTTCATACCAAGATCTTTGTTCTCGCCCATGACACCTTGACGTGAGTCTTGACGGTTAAACGGAGCACCAACAGTTTGTCCAGTGTCTTTAGGACCATCAACACCGCCTGACCAGCGAGTCATTTGTGGATCGTTTTCGCCTGTGGTTTCAGCATTGGTAGGCCAATCAGGTTGATTCTCATCTAACTCTTCGCATGAGCAAGGGTCAGTGTCGCAACCGCAACCTGTATTGCCACTTTCTTGAGCCGACATGCCAGCTAAGTTTAATAACTGTGCTAGTTGCTCTGCTGCTTCACCTTCGGCACTGACAGTGATGTTCTTGTGTGGCTCGCCATGCTCATCCATGCTCATGTTCACACTAACATTCATTGACTCGGCAATCATTGCTTCTAGGTCACGGTTCAAGCTGTCGTAAATGCCCTTACCAACAATTCCGCCGCCTTTGCTTTTTCCGCCTGCTGCCGGAGCAACTGAGCCTGCTACTGTGCCAGACTCTTCAGTTTTTTCTTTCTTCTTGCGATCAGGATTGCCTGGTCCGCGTTCCTTGGCCATTTTAGTAGCTGTTGCATACATGACTTCTTCGCCACGCTTGCCATAACGCTTTTTAAAATCTCCTTTGTTTTTCTTCATACCTTTGACAATGTCTTCACGCTCTTCTTTTTCTGAGCTGGACAGTTTGCGTTCACGAACTTGTGCATCAGCTGGTTGTTGGTTCTTGAGCAATGTCATTGCTGCCCACAATGCAGATTCTAAACGACTAGCAAATCCCTGTGGGAAAGCTCCGCCCATTTGTGCTTTTTTAGCAACAGCACGAATGTCTGCTAGATCATTGTAAATTTGTTGCGCTTGATTGTAGTCAGCACCTTCTTCCATTGATTTGCGACCGCCTTTGTGCTTGTATGCCTTGGCAGTTACACGCTCGGGTGCTTTGTCTGTTTTCTTGGGACGACCACGACCACGCTTTTCGCCTGTGGGCTGATCATCATCACTATCTGTTTCACCAGTCTTGGCATCGTAGCTGCGTGTGTGGCGAATACCAGTGGCTGTTTTTTCAACTTCGCCTTTGCTGGTCTTTTTCTTCTCGCCAGTTTTCATTTGACCGCGACGCTTTTCAACGTCCTTGAGCATGTCGTCCCAGCCTTCGTCGATATCACTGTTGTCTGTGTATTCTTTGTTGCCCATTTTAAACTTGCCACCTTTAGGGGTAGCTTTGAGCTTGCCAGTAAATGCATTGCCTTCGTCAGCAACTTGTTGTTTGCCACCACGTAAAGCATTCTTCATTGCTTCGGCAGCAACATCACCTAACATTTCGTCAACTTCTTTCTTTGCGCCGGCAATCTTGTCAGCGAAAGTGATTTTGTCTTCTGGTGGAGCTAATTTAGCAAAACTCTTTTGTTTAGCAGTCATTGGCATGCCGCCTTCTTCTGCCACTGGGGGTTGACCAGCTGTAGTTGGATTCTGTCCAGGTTGTTGTGGTTGAACCTTGCCTGTTACAGGAACTCCAGCTTTCTTTTGCAAATCACGGATCATGTCTTCGTCTGAACCATGACCTAGTGTGCTACCAATAGCTTGTAGTGCAGATTGAGCACCACTCTTAACTGTATCAACAAATCCTTCTTCGACAGCATCTTCTTTGGCTACGTTCTTAGCAAACTGAGCCATGTGACGCAAGTGAGCATCTTTGCTGTGTGTTGCTTTGTTAATCTTTGCCTTAGGAATCTTTTCACCTTGAGGAACGTGCAACGCTTTGTGTAAGTCACCTTTGTGCGAAGGATCTACTGCCTTCTGAATCCACTTTTCGCTGCGTTCGTTGAGTTGCTTGGCAGCAGGTTGTTCGCTGATGCCAGCTAACTTTTTGTTTAAATCGTAAAAAAATGTCATTTTGAATTATCCTCGTGGGTTACGGCCAGTTGCTGGCTTGGGTGGACGCTTGACTGTGCTCATTGGGCTAGCATTGCCCTGTGGTAAGTCATTTGTAGTTTCTGCTGGTCGGGTTTTTTCACCTGCAATTGTAAAATCTGAACGATATGCGTTCTTAAGCACTGCATGATCATAAGGACCTGTGGCGTAGTCTTTGCTAAGAGCTTTTTGCTTGGCATCCGGTGCAGGATAGTCTGTGTCTGCCAATAGATCTTTGTTCTGCTCTTCAATGTCAGTGCGCTCTTCTTGGTTGTTGTCTGAGTAGTTGGGAGTCTGCATCAACACACGATTTGGGTCCATGCCCAACAACTGTGCAATCTGTCGAATTTGAGCATCAATAGCAGGATAACGGAATTCCACTTCCAGAGTAGAAACTCTTTCATTGCTGAATGCCGGAAAGTCTGGAGTGCGGGCTTGAATTGGTGTTGTTTTTACATCGCTGATTTTCACAGGATCAAACTGTTCCAACTTGCCTTTAAATGCTTTTAAGAATTCGCTGGGCACATCACCGGCGAATTTGATGCGATAAGAGTAGGTTCTTTCGCTTTCAATTAGATAATCTCTGAAGTGTTTCATGTCAGTTCCCTATAAGATATTTATGCTCATTTGGTTTTTTGGTCTCTACTGGCCATCAGTCGTTCCAACAAATCGTTGCGATTTAATATTTGACCCTGTGCTGTTTCTGTGGGACCTTCGTCGTCTTTGAGGTCCCTATCCATTTTTAGTTTCTTCATCTGAAGATCAATCATCTTGAGCTTCTTGTTCATTTTTGCTGTTTTTGCACTGAGTGCATGACCCAGCATAGTGCCGGCTACACCAAAAATTTCAGCAGCAAATCTTGAGTCCACGTTCATGCCCAAATCTGACAGATCTTGAAAGCTCCGCTTGGCCAAGTCAGCTATTTCGTCAAGTTCAGCATCGGACTTGTCCACGTCTGACACTTCAGCTAGAGCAGCGTCAATTCGGTCAATGGTTGTGTCTACGCTGTTGATAATGCTTTTGGTATCGTCAATGGTCAATTTGCTAGTGTCGATCAAATGATCACCAATTGATTCGCTGGCAGGAAGATCGAAAAGTTCTTCTAATTTTTTGGTCATGCCATATTTATGGGCTCACGCACGACCGTTGTGAAACATGTCTTGTTCGGTTATAACTCGAAAACTCAGTCCTTGGCGTTGGCACCACACATTAGCTGCTGCCCATTTGGCATAATTCACAGCAACAATGGCACGTTCTTTACCGTTTTGCTTTTCTGTGATCATGCTCTGACCTGAAGGTTTAATTTCCACAACTTCGGCTCGGACAGTGTTGTCTTTGGTCTTATACACCACCAAAAAGTCCGGCACGTAGATGGTTTGTTTGCCTGTGAGTGGATGACGGTAGGGAATGTTTATGCTTTCGCTGGCCCATTGCAGCACATTGTCATTGGTATCACAAAAGCGCATAAAGCTGAGTTCCCAGCCCGAACGATATCTAGGATCGCCCTTGCCTACATACTTTTGGGGATTTGTGATTTTATAAGCGCCTTGTGCCCACTTGGCCATTACTGCCTCACGTTTCTAGCGGTCCAGAAATTAGGTGCAGATGGTTGCAATACTCCAAGTAGGGTTGCATTACTTCTGACGCTGTTTAAGTAATAGCATAGGCTTGCGGTGAGTTGAGGTCCAGTGGTTCCCTGTAGCTGATCCAAAATTGCCAAGGCATTATCTCCACTTTCTTCAGCCACTCGGAAAATAGCCACAGTAAAATTTTGAGCTTGTTCAACAGTGTTGAATACGCTTTTAAAATAACTCAACACAATGTCATATTCTGCCGCAGGAACGTCTTCGGCATAGTTGTAAAATTGATCATAGATTCTAACAGTTTGATCAATGCGAGGATTGATAGCGTTGATAGTTCCCATGCTTACCTCACAGTGCCTTGTCTTATAACTTGTCTACCAAAAGACGGAGCAGTAGTTGCTGGTGCTCTAGTGTCTGTCGGGGGTGTAGGGAAGAATACACCATCCAGTATGCCTTTTTGTGCTGATGTTCCAATAACTGCACGTTGAGCAGCAGGAAGAGCCCCTTTGGCAATGGTCTTGGCACTGGTCTTGACTTCGGTTTGTGCAATGCTTCGGATGTCTTTGTCTTTGTAGGTGTTGTAAGCAGCTACTGATTTTTGCACAGCACCAATCAACCCAGCCACACCGCCCGATGCCAAGTCTTCGGCAATGCCTATACCAGCATCTATAAGACCACCCTGGCCCAACACACTGGCATTATAGCCTGGACGAGTGATGCCACTAGGCACAGTATCATAGTATGCAGGGTCAGCAAATCCAATTACATTGGTGTCAGGTCTAACATCACCAATAGCACCTGCACCATATTTCACAGTTTCGTAGCGCAGGGTCATTTTGTTGCTCATGGTTCCTGATCCTTGAGCATAATCATAAGTGTCATGTTGCCATTCGGTGATTATGGGATTAATCAGAACATAGCTGGCCCACTTGTGCTGATCCAATCCAAAAATTCTAATGTCTCTAAAGAATGGCATTTTACCTGGACGGTCCACACTGTAGATGTTGGCACCATCTGTATAGCTTTCACCAACATAACCCCAGTCGTTTACTGTTCTAGTATTGTCGTAAATGTCTCTGGCATTATAACTGAAGCCGTTGGGAGTTCCAACCAATGGACCCATGTTGCCGTTGTTGGGAGAAAGATTATCGTATTTTTGACTTGGGTCTTTGTAGTAGTAGGAGTAATAACTATACCACAAGTCTCTAGTTAAGTCGCCACCGTCGTCGTGAAATTCAATTTGCACAGGTTGATAATCAATTTTGGTTTGAACCAATCTCTTGCGATTGTATTGATTCATTGTCTCCACAGACATTTGAAAATTGGGCAATTGAATATTTTTTACCATTAGCCCAATGGTTGCCATTTCCTGATTGTCGCTGAAAGAATTTCTCAGTGCAGGAACATACGCAGTGTTAATGGTAAAAAATACATGAAATAGATACTTGCTGCGAGGAGCATACTGGTATCCATTGGTAAGAAAGGTTTTAGCAGCGTGAGCGTAATCTGTTAAACCCTCGCCTGCGCTAAAACCTTTTAAGAAGTTTTGCCCAAAAGCCATGCTAATTATTCGGCGGTGCCGGCACCTGTAGTAGGACCATCAGGAGTTCTGGTTCCAGTGTAGGCCACAGTTCCAACTCCGCCCAAGTTAGTGGTTTGTGCTGCATTGTCAAATCTAATTGTCATTGCCACTGTAGCAGGTGCACTTTCACCATAATTCATGTCGCCGTAGTTGACTTCGCTTAGATAGCAACCATACAATTCCCAAGTTTCTAATACATTAGCATCGCCAGCGCCATTGGCACCGTCTAAAACTTCAAATGTAGTTTTGAATTTGTAATCAATGCCCGATGCTGCGCTGGCCATCTCATAGAAATCCAATTGCTTTTGTAATTGTTCACCAACCAATTGACTGACTTTGCCGCCAGCGTCATCACGAAGATTGCAAGTAACATCGCCCCAGCTGTATTTGCCGGCTAATTTAATCGTTGAGTTATAGATTGGAATATCAATTGGTTCAAAACTAACAGTCGGACGTGTGAAGTCCATAACTTGTTTAGTTAATTCCGTGGTAGGTGTTGATACGCCAAGGTTTTCAAATATCACTCTAAAGCGATATTTTAATTTAGGCATTAGCAAACCCTGATTGGGGTTGCTATCACTGCTTGCCAAGGGCACTGTCATTTTTGTTAATGATGCTACTGCCATATTATTATCTCCTGTATGCTTTTATTTATGGTCTTTTGGTCGAGAAAAAAATAGGGTCTATCAGACCCTATTTTCAAGATGCTACTGTGCATAATTAGGCACTGGTAGCAACTGTGCTTAGACTGCTGGCAATCTCTCCAGTGTTCTTGATACGCAGAGGAATGTAGATAAATTCAACTGCTTTAACTGGCTCAATTGCAATATCAACCCAAAGTTCATTGCGGTCAATACGTGCAGGTGTGTTGTTTGATAGATCACATACAACCAGGTAGTCATAGATACCACGCTTGTTAACAAGATCAATCATCAATGATGTAATTGCATTGGTTATTTCATTTCGAGTGATTTGGTCGTTGGGTTCAAACAAGAATGTTTTACCAATCTCTTGTAATCTACCACGAATAAATGCAACCAGGCGGGCAACGTTGATACGATCAAGCGCAGTGGCATTTGCTGTCACAGTCTTGTTACCAAAGTTAGTGATACCAATTCCAGGAACAAACGTGATTGGATTGATATCAAGTTCATAAAGAACATCACGTAGGCCTTGATTTACTCCGAGTGTTGTAAATTCACCTGTAGTTCCGTTGACATAACCAATTCTCACTGCGTTGTCAATTACACCACGTCGTGTTCCGGCAGGAGCCAACCACGGGAATGCCACTTCATCTGATCGGATGATTGTTCTCAACATCATGTGACTTGGTGGTTGCACCACTGGGCTACCAGACAAATCTGTGGTCTGGCAGCTTGGATAAAACACACCAAGATATACATCGCTGGTTGATAGGCCATCGCCTGTTGGGAAACCTGCGCCGCTGTTGTCTGATGCCCAGCTCTGAATTGTTGTTGCATCAGGCGCTAATCTTAACGGAGTATCACCAATTACAAACGCAGTATTATTACGATCGTTGTTGAGTTCCACCATGTTAGGAATCAACTCTGGATACTGTGGGCAAGCAATCAAATTGTATTGACGTTGTTCTTCACGCAACTCGGTAGAACCATTAATTGCGGACTTCAATGCTGCTACAATAATAGCACGTTGTGCCTGACGTCCCATGTAAGGGCTTCCGTCGGCTTTGTTTCCGCTTTGTGTTACCCAAGCATTGGTCACTGTGGGCAATGTATCGTCAGGGAAACTTTGAGCATTGAAATAATCAACTTGGAAACTCTTGACGTTGTATCCGCTGCGGCGTGTGTTAAACAACAACATACCTTGTGGATACAAGGCAGGATTTGGAGCATCTAAGTCCAGGTAATCACTGGTCAACAAACTTGCAATGGTTGGAATAGCATCGCTAATTGGGTCAGTTGTACCGTTGGGTGCCCAACGTGCATCAGCAAACAAAATACCATTTTCTGTGGTCTGGTCGGTGTTGACAATTTGTACCCATTGATCAACACTGCTGACCGATTCCCAACGATAGATCACAGGATAGTTTTCTAAGTCGCTGGTATCAATCCACAAGTCTCCATACACCAATGGGCTTTCTGCCACATCATTTTGTGTAGTTGGTGCTGTGGCACTAAAGATTGGCCCTGATGCATTGGTCAATGTCAAGTTATAACCACGAACATCGTTGTCGACGTTTTGATAACCTTGCCAGGTGCCATTGTCTTGAATCATGATGTCAGCTTGATCCACTGCACTGTAATACCATAAGCGTCCATCAGCTGGGTCTTGGTTTGGTGCTGTTGTGCTGGCAGTGTAAGTGAAGAATGGCGAACTAGTATAGTTGGTCAATAGTAAAGAACTGTTTGCCCCGGGCATTACACCTTCGATGTCTGTGTTAAAACCAGCAGCAGTTACTGGAGTTCCTGAAACATTGGTTAATTGGATTACACCGCCGGAGGTGTGCGAAATAACAATTGCACCGCTGCTGTTGATGCTTGCAGTAACGTATGGCACTGCTGCTGCTGACACAGCTTCAACAAAACCCACAGCAGTGGCTGCTGCCAATGTAGCGGTTGCAGTGTTTACAGAAGTGCCACCAGGAATGGTAGCTGTGATTGTAAATGAGTTTCCAATACTGAATGGTCCAGGGCTAGTATCGTCGCCAGTGATCACTGTGGCACCGGTATTGTAGAACTCAAGTATTTCAATACCTGAAGTATCTGGGGTGTCAAAATCAGGATTTATTCTAGCCCAGGTTGTGCCCACAGGGATGTTTTTTCCTCCGCCGCTTGGATCTAGTTCATATATTGCTGTGTTTCCGTTGGTATAAACGGGAACACTTTGCTGAACCCAAGTGCCTAGCACAGATGAATACTTCTTGAGTACCAAGTTCATGCCCAAGTTTACATTGTTGATCTTTTGCCATACTGAACCTGTGGGTTCAGGTTGTGTATCTGTGCTTCTCCAACGTGGAGCATTGTAGCTTTCAGCGGGATAGAATGCAGGTGCATAGTAAGTTTTTACAGCAATTCCCAATGTAGTCAATGGAGTGCCTGTTCCATTTTCAATTTGTACAGCACCTTCGCCGGCAGTAGAACCATCGGCTGTGGCAGTAGAATCTGCATAAATCACAAGTTTACCGCTAGCAACACCGGCATATACACCGGTGATAGATGCAGTGTTGATGTTGTCTGCTAAGTTTTTAACTGACGCAACACCAGCAATGTCAACAGCAACAGTTGAACCGTTGATAATAATGGTATTTCCTGCTGTCAGTGTAGGAGATGTGGCTGTGCCTTGAATTGTTGGCCAGGCAGTTTTCCAGTCGTCGCTGCCAACCAACACCCAATTGTTATAAAGTGCAATCAACGCTGATGAGGAAGAATAGTTAACAGTACCACTGTATGAAGAGGTACTCGGACCGCCACGCTTGAAATAGGCCAGGTTGTGTAAAGTGGCATTAGTTGCAGCCACAATTGCATAGTCACCAATTGCACCAATACTTTGCAATGGCACAGTGGAACTTGTTTCAAGATCATCAGTGCTGGTAATCACAGTGGGAACATAATTTGTAAAGGCCGCAGTGGTTTGATTCCACTGAAATAATCCCCAGGTTGTTTCCGCGGTGTCAAACCAATAATCTCCGTTGGCTGCATCTCCTGTTGGACGAGTTAAACTAGCTGTGAGCTCCGACAGGTCGATATCAGCACGTTGAACATAGCATCGATTGGTAATGCCCAATGCTGAATATGCAGCAAGCAACCCGTATTCATTGAGTTCGTATCCGTTGATGGGAGTACCTGCTGTGGTCTTATAAAAGAACGGCACGCCAAAAGTGGCCGCTAAATCTCGTTGACTGGTTATTAAATATGTTTTGTTTGCATTGGCAGCAAGAGTGCCAGCAGCAACACCAGTTCCTGTTCCGGAAACTTTGTTCTGTGCTGTTGCAATTAATACATAAGGGACTGAGTTAGTGGCAGCAGGAATGTATTGACTTTCGTCAATTACTGATACTTCTACGCCGGGTGAAATTAGTGCCATGTTAAATCCTTTTTCTAGCTAATGATATTTATCGGTTAACCTAAAAAGACCCCCGTTGCCTTGCCCTTTGGCAAAGGTTTTGAGTAAATACTGGATGAAAAGACCCATATGTCCAGCATGCCAACAACGTGGCTGTGCTGTCAATTATCACAAAGACGGTGTACTGCACTATCGCAGCCGTTGCGAAGCATGTATTAAGAAAAATAAAAAAATAAAACCACCAGAGCCCCGTTGGAAGTTATCTGGTTATAAGAAAAAACCCGCATGTGATCGATGCGGGTTTAGAGCAAGATATTCAGCACAACTGCTGGTATATCATGTGGATGGGAATTTAAAAAATTCCGATGTTCGAAATTTAAAAACAGTTTGCCTAAACTGTGTTGAGGAAATCAAACGATTGGATTCTCCCTGGCAGCGTGGGGATTTAGAGCCAGATTTTTAACCTGTATATAAAGGTGATCTAGTGTTCCGTTGTTATCCAGGACCTGGTCAAAGTCTGTGCCTACCCATGAATATTCACTAGCATGAACTCCCATTGTATCTAGCTTCTTCTTGCTCAAAGACCAACGACTGTTGCCATTAGGACCACGGTTATACGCAATAGCAGCATCATACCACTCGGGTTCATCGCCCCGTCTAATACGTACTACAATGCCGCCGGCGGCTTTGATAGCACGAATTTCGTTGGGGAATCTGCAATCAGTAATAACAACGTCGTCTGTAGTATTACGCAGTTTGTTTTCTAAACTAGCGATCCAAATATCGTCGTGGAACCCAGTTCTTAGAACGTTTGTGCCCCATTGCTGTAGTACCCAACGTGGTGTTAGTTCGGGCATTTTTAAACGTTCTGCCCACCATGTATCCACCTGCTCACGCCACTCACGGCTGTGTTTTGTACGGCCTTCTAACATGGTTCTATCCCATCCAAACACTTGACTTACAGCGTCTTTTAGGGTGTTAGCAAAACTTTCTCTACGAAAGTGATGTAAGTTTACAAGATAATCAGCAGCAGTGTCTTTGCCTGCTCCGATTAGTCCACAAATCCCAATGATCATTTAAGCTCCTTGACGTTGAGGTATTTAAGTGTATTTTGCAGCATGCCAATTTGTCTGCGGCAGTCTTCTAGAGCATGGTGGCTTGTAGGTGGGATGGGTTGATCTGGCCACAATGAGAATACTGTGCGGCTATCACGTACCATGTAGTATTTCCAGGGCAGTGGCTTACAATAACTTTTATACGCATGCTCTAGAATGTTCATGTCATATGTTGGGCCTTGGGCCCAGATCATCTTGGAATGCCAAATTAGTTTGCCTAGTTCATCTAGTGCTTGATCTAGCGGGATACGATCTTCTTCGTTAAATGCTTCGTCCCGCACAACAGCAGGTTGCGTTGCCCACCACTCGATAGTGCCGTCGTCAATCATACGATTTTCTTGGCTTTCAAGTGTGACTCTAGCATAATAAGATTGCTCATAGTAGCCTTTGCCAAACGGATCAAACGCTTGTGCGGCTATAGTGAGGATAGTAGCGTCTGGGCCAGTTGCTAGCCCTTCTAAGTCAATCATTAAATGCATACTGCATTATAGCAGATTTATGCAGCTATGTCTAAGTCAAAGGTTAGATTAATCCATTCTCGCATAGCATTTCGAGTAGGATGTAACTGATCTGATTCTAGTTGTTGGGTATCAGACGCCCATTCAAATGCTGTCCAATCAGTCTTTATTTTTGTCCAATCTACCAACTTGTAATAAGGAGAACATTTATTTACTGTTCCAAAGTAGTGTTCATGAGATGTTTGGGAATAGTCACGAAACGGATCATAGATAAAACTCATCTGGTAGTCAATATTGGTTTTTTCTAAAAAGGCTTGAATATTGACCACGCTGATCAAACTATTGTCAGTGAGGTATCGCGAGTCTGCACCAAGATACTGTGTTTTAAAGATTTGACGTATGTCTGCAGGACAAGTTTTGTCCCAGGTCCAGGATCCTGCCTGTCCGCCGGAGTGATACCAGATAGAGCCTTCTAAAGGTGTGCAAAAACTATATTCAGGGTTGCCTTGCCAGGCACCCGGATAGGTTTCGTGTAGTTCTCTTGTGATCACAGTGTCCAGTCTGTTGATACCTGTCCAGATTACCACAACACGATCATAATGATGTTGTGAGCATTCATAGAACACTCTAGCGGCAATAGCTTGATTACCTGTGCCTGACGTGGCTCTAACTGTGATGTCTGGGTGCAAACGCCATTGGTTAGGTCGTTGTTCGCCAAGTGTGCTACAAAAACTGCACCCTACAATCAGTGTCTTCAAGTGTTATCCAATTACCCAAGTAAGAGGCTGTGATCCATCTACATAGTTCACCAGCTGTTGAATCAGTGCATCCATTTGAGTCTGCGCCTCAGATTTCATTTGAGTTCCATTAAGTGTGCCGCCACCTTGTGGTCCGGCAATGGTCGAAAACTTCTCACGAGCTTCACCAATCATTAGCTTGCAGTTTGCAACCATGTAATCGCGGATCCACTGGCGAATTTGAAAGTCTGAAAGCAAGTTAATTTCTGGCTTTAGGTTGTCTGTCCAAAGCAACACATTCTCTCCTGTGCCGCGCCAGTCTCGGGCCATTTGAATCTTTTTAGTCACTGGGTTCCAAGTAAACACAACATATTGTCCAAACATACGTCCTGCCAGTTCAACATACTGAGTATAGAAGTCGTATGTAGCAAGTCCGCCGGCAACGTTGAAGTTCATCAAGTAAACGTTCAAGCTGGCCTGTGTAAACGGATCAAAGTTTGTGGCGTATGGCCCTTGTGAGTTACCAAATGTTCTACGGAATACCTGACGCACATTAATAACTTCTTGCGGAAGTGTGTAGATATTTACGTCTTGCACCAACTCCAAAAAACTGTAGCTTTCTTCGTATGCGTTTTGAGCACGTTGGCGATAGGTGCCAATGGTTTTTTGATACGCAGCCTCATAGTGCTCGGGGTCAAGCTCCACGTCAATCATGCCACTGCCCAATTGCAGTTGCACATAATTTATAAGATCTTGTTTTAAAACGTCCAGTGTATTTTCAGCCATATAGGGAACTCCGTCCCTATATTTAGCTTACCAGACTTTGAGGATGATCAGGTTTTCGGTTCCACGAGCATTCCATGCTGTCTCTGTAGCTTTGATATCCTTGAATGCTTTACGAGCTGCCGGCTTGCCAACAGTTGTGAACTCTTTGAGCTGTTCCTCGGGCTTGCGCAGAGTCTTTTGCACACT